CCTGGAAGAGAGAGACGGGGAGCGACTACGACCTGCGCTACGCGGAGTATTTGTATTTGGAGGCGGTCAAGGGGCTTCTCGCCCGGGCCAGGGGCTACGAGATTGACGAGATCCTACTCCCGGTCGGCCAGGACTTTTTTCACGTTAATGACCAGAGCGAGCGGACGCCCAAGAACAAGAACGATCTAGACGTGGACGGGCGGCTGGCGAAAGTTTTTGAGGCGGGATACAGCGCTGTGGTCCAGGCGGTGCAGTTCGCTCGCATGGTAGCCCCGGTAACGGTCAAGTGGGTTCCGGGCAACCACGATCCGCAGACGAGCTATTACCTCTGCCAGTGCCTGCGGGCCTACTACCGGAACGAGGACCAGGTGAGCGTGGACGTGGAGCCGAGCCCGAGGAAGTATCACCGCTACGGGGTTAATCTGCTCGGGTTGACTCACGCCGACACCGAGCCGGAGCAGGAGCTGCCAAACATCATGGCGAGCGAGTGCCGGGACCAATGGCCCTACGTGCTGCACTGCGAGTGGCATACCGGGCACAGGCACAGCCGCAAGGAGATACGCTACCTTGGGGCGCAGACCATCGGGGATATGGTAGTCCGGCGGCTGCCAAGCTTGTCCGCTCGGGACTACTGGCATTTCTCCAAGGGCTACCAGAGCGAGCGGGCGGCGGAAGGATACCTGTTCAACAAGCAGAATGGCTACGCCGGGCATGTGGCGATCTCGGCGCGGGAGATTTTGGGGGAGTAGGACTGTTGCAAAAATGATACACCAAGGGCAAAACCAAGCCATGACAAAGAACTACGCGACCTGTGATGCCAAGACACGAGCGGGTGGAAAGTGCCAGCGCCCCGCGGGGTGGGGCACGGATCACCCCGGGGAGGGGCGGTGTAAACTCCACGGCGGGTGCGTCCCGGGAGGACCGCCCGGTAACAAAAAGAGCGTCCGCCACGGCATATATTCCCAGGGGCTCCATGAAAGCGAGCGGGAGGCCTGGGAGAATATCGAGGTCGGCAGCATAGATGACGAGATCAAAGTCTTAAAAATACAGCTTCGGCGGGCAGTTATAGCCCAACGACTACATGAAGAATACCAAAAGCGCTTAGCTCAAGGGAAGGATGACGATGAAGTGGTCCGAGAACTGGCCGAGATAGCGGAAATCTCCCGGGAATATGGCCAGGGGGCACAAGGTCCGGTTGATGTGCGGAAAATAGTGCGCCGGGTTCGCAACTACCGGGAAGACATTAACCGCTTGTGCGGCCAGATAGCCAAGCTGGAGAAGACGAACAAAGAGATCAAGGGCGAGGACAAAGACCCCGGGGAAACCGCGGAAGAGATCAAGCGAATGGTGCGCGAGATGGAGGATACCGTCCCGTATGCTGACGGATAGATGGACGCCCTTGGAGCCGCACCCGCAGCAAGCGCGGCTCTACAAGACCTCAACGGCTCGCTTCCGGGTAGTGCCCGCGGGGAGGCGGTCCGGGAAGACGGAGCTTGCCAAGCGCTTTTTGGTCAAGAAAGCGCTTCTCGGGACCGACTACCCGACCCCGCGTTTCTTTGCCGCGGCACCGACCCGGGACCAGGCCAAGCGCATTTATTGGGATGATCTCAAAAAGCTAGTCCCGGATCAGGCCAAGAAAGGCAGCCCGAGCGAATCCGAGCTTGTGATTCAGCTCATCACCGGCTCGCTTATCTACGTGATCGGCATGGATAAGCCGGAGCGCATCGAGGGCTCTCCTTGGGACGGAGGGATCCTGGACGAATATGCGAACATGAAGCCGCAAGCCTGGGGAGCGCACGTCCGGCCAGCGCTTTCCGATCGCCGCGGGTGGTGTTGGCTCATTGGAGTCCCGGAGGGGCGAAACCACTACTATGACACCTACAGGGGGGCGCAGGAGGACACGTCCGGGGAATGGGAGACGTTCCACTGGAAGTCCGCGGAGATCCTGCCCGCGGAAGAGGTGGAGGCCGCAAAACAAGACCTGGACGAGCTTACATACCTACAGGAATACGAAGCCTCGTTCGTCAATTTCCAGGGGCGGGCCTATTACGCTTTCAGCGAGGAAACACACTGTGCCCCGCTCGCCTACGACCCCGCGGCCCCGCTCATCTTTTGCTTCGACTTCAACGTGGCCCCGGGTGTTGCCGCGGTGTGTCAGGAGCAGGAATTGCCAACCGGTGAGACGGGCACTGGAGTAATCGGGGAGGTATGGATTCCGCAAAATTCGAAGACCCCCGCAGTATGCCGCAAGCTGATCCAGGATTGGGGCGATCATAAAGGGCGGGTCATCTGCTACGGCGACGCAACCGGCGGGGCGAGTGGATCGGCAAAAGTAGACGGCAGCGATTGGGATTTGATCCGGGATGAGCTGAGGCCCGTATTCGGAGACAAGCTATCTTTCAGGGTGCCAAAACACAACCCCGCGGAACGCGCCCGGGTCAATGCGGTGAATACTCGGCTCAGGACGCAGGCCGGGGATGTGCGGCTCATGGTAGACCAGCAGCGGGCACCACATGTGGTGCGCGATTTCGAGGGCGTGCGCGTATTGGAGGGCGGCTCGGGAGAGCTGGACAAGAAGACGGACCCGAAGCTGACCCACATTACGGACGCTTTGGGCTACTACGTGGTTTACGAATTCCCGACGAGGAAGAAGACCGGCACGGTCAAACAAGTATCCCTGCACGGAGGTGGCTAGATGGCACAAGAGCAGCAAAACTATAACGAGGTTGCGGAACCCTGTGCGGCCTACCAGCAAATGGCCGAGGACTGGCACATCTGCGACACGCTCCTGGGCGGAACCCCGGCCATGCGTGCGGCTGGACGCGAATTTCTCCCCAAATTCGACGCGGAGAGCTCAACCGACTACAAGGCGCGGCTGCAGCAGACGGTCCTCTACAACGTCTACAAGGAGGCAATCCGGGCCCTGGTTGGCAAGCTTTTCGACAAGGGGGTGACGCTCGGGGATGACGTGCCCGGCACGGTCCAGGAGTATGCCGAAAATATTGACCGGCAGGGGCGGTCCCTCAACGTCTTCATGCGGGACGTGACCCATGATGCAATCAACCGGGGTAAGACTCATATCATGGTGGACGCTCCGGCTGTCACCGGGGAGACCGTGGCAGAGCAGCGGGCGAGGGGAGAGCGGCCCTATTGCGTCCATTTCCCCGCGGACGAGGTGATCGGTTGGAAGGAAGAGGTGATCCAGGGCGAGCGGATCCTGACCCAAGTGCGGCGCAAGCACACCGTGACCGTCGATGCCGGACCGTTCGCTACAGGGCAAGCCGAGCGGGTGACGGTCTACAACCTGGAGGAGGGGCAGGCCGTGTTCTATGTGTTCGAGAACCAGAAGAAGGCCGGGAGCAATCAAAGCAACTGGCAAATGATCGACCAGGGATCGCTGAACTTGACCTATATCCCGCTCGTCACGCTCTACACCAACCGCACGGGTTTCATGCGGGCGCAGCCGCCTTTGCTCGACTTGGCTTACAAGAACGTGGAGCACTGGCAGTCCAGCTCAGACCAGAGGCACATTCTCAAGTGGTCCCGCTTCGCTGTGCCGTATCTGCTTGGGTTCGACTCACAACAGGATCAAATCGAGTGGGGGCCGTCCTCGGCGGTGGTGTCAAGTAACGAGAATGCCAAGGTGGGCTTTGCCGAGCATTCCGGGGCCTCTATCGAGATGGGCTTCAAGGATCTGGAGAAGATAGAGGCCGACATGGGGCGGCTCTCCATGCAGCCAATGATGCACAGGACAGGCAATCAGGTGGCGACAGCTCGTGCCCTGGACGAGAGCAGCGCGTCCAGTTCCCTGGAGGCCTGGGCCGAAGCGCTCAAGGACGCCACGGAGCAAGTGCTGCAATACCTCGCCGACCGTGCGCAGGCAGGCAACGGCGGAAGTGCGGAGGTGGCTTCGGATCTGTCCCTGTCGCTTGAGACTGGCGACGAGGGGCGGCTGATTTACGAGTCCTTCCGGGCGAGCCTGATCCCCAAAAAGGTGGCCTTTCTTGAGCTGCAAAGGCTCGGCAAAATAGATGAAAGCTGGGAGTGGGAAGAGGTCGAGGAAATGTATGAGGCTGAGAAGCGGGGCGCGAGTGCGTTGCAAGGGATGCAGGGGGTGTAGGCTGTGACCAATCAGGAAAGACTTGAGCTTTACACTCAGATCCGCCAGATCCGTCACCGCTATGCTTTAGACAAAATGGAAAGCGGCTACCTCGGCCAGATCCTGCCCATGGTGGACCAGGCAAAGCAGGAGATCCGCAACGAGCTGGAGAACCGCTTTGACACGGATCGTTGGGAGGACCGTCGCAACGCGCAATTATTGGCCGAGCTTGAGCGGCTGTCTCAGGGCGTAAAGCAGCAGGTCGGGGAGCAGGTCGAGGAGTCCAGCGCGAAGGCGTTTGAAAAAAGCGCAGAGGCGCAATCCTCGATCTACACCCTGGAGGGCCGCGCCGCGAATGTCGCCATGCTCCAGCTTTCCCAGGAGCAGATTCGTTCGTTCGTGGATACACCGGTGGGCGGGCGAACCTTGCAGGAGTGGGTAAGCCGGTCCTTCGATCAGCCTTTACTCGACAAGCTCAAGGAGGAGATGGGTGCGGGACTGTTCCGGGGAGAGAGCTACCGGAAGCTGGCGGATCGCATAGACGAACTGATGGATGAGGCGCGGACCAACGTCGAGACCCTGACGCGGAGTTGGGTCCAGGACGCGAATGTGAGGGCACAGAAGCAGATGATGGATAAAAACCAGGACATCATCAAGGGTTGGAGATGGTCAGCTATCATGGAGAACAGTAGCTACACCAAGGGTCATGGGACGTGTCTGAGATGCCTTTCCTTGGATGCACGAGACGAGATTTACCCAATGAATGGAGGGCCAACTCTTCTCTTGCATCCCGGGTGAAGATGCAATCGGGACGTGGTTACACGTTCCTGGGAAGAGCTAGGCGTCTCCCGCGAGGGCCTGGACGAGGCGGTCAACAGCTTGCGCGAGGATCGGCCTTTCTCCATGCGGGGGCAGATTGATCCTGTGACGGGCGAGTTCAAGCGCGGCAAAACAGGCGTCGGTGGTGTCCCGCTTATCGAGGCCGGGACGCTCAAGGGCGGATATTCCGAGTTCTTCCAGCGGATGCCCGAGAAGATGCAACGCATGAGCCTCGGCCCGCAGCGGTATCAAATGCTGCGGGAGGGAAAGATCAAGCTGTCGGACCTGGCGGATAGCTCCGGGAGGCAGAGGACGATTCGGGAACTGCAAACATTGG